AGGCCCAGCGCCAGGCCGACGAAGGCCAGCGCCGCCAGGCCGACGGCCTTGGAGAGCAACGGGTGCGCCTCGATGAACTTGCGCAGCCACTCGGACAGCGCGCCAAACCCCTCCGTCAGCCCCTTCAGCTCCGGCCCGATGGCGCCAGAGAACGCCGCCAGCGCGTTGGTGAATGTGCCGGCCGCCGCCTCCCACAGGTTCGCCAGCGTGCCGAGCTGCATGCCGACGCGCTTCTGCAGATCGGCCTGATTCTCCATGTCGGCCACCATCCTGCGGTAGCCCTCGGTGCCGTTGCTGATGAGCGTGGACACCATCTGCATGTCCTGGCCGCCGCCGAACAGATGCATGAGCACCTTGTTCAACTGGCCGGGATTCAACTTCTTCAGCTTGTCGAACTGGGCGACCATGTTCTCGACGCCGAGGAAGTTTCCCTTCTTGTCGGTGAACTTCAGTGTGTCGAAGCCTTTGGCCTTGAGTACAGCATTGACCTCGCCCATCTTTTTCGTATTCTGCAGGGCGTTGAGGATCGTGCCCATGCCGGTGCCGACGGTCTCGCCGGTGCTGCCGGTCTTGAGCAGGATCGCGTAGAGCGCGCTCATCTCGCGCGTCGCCTCCAGACCCTGAACCTTGACTGCCTTGAGCGCGCCGGCCGACCGCCCGAAGGCGTACATCATCTCGGTCGCGTTGACGCCCTGGTGATAGACGCGCTGGATGGTGTCCATGAACTTGAGCATGTCCGCGTCGGCGACACCGGTGGCTTCCTTGAGCTTGGCGGAAAACTCCGCCGCCTGCTCGGGCATCATCTTCAGCAGCACGGCGATGCTGGCGGTGGCCTCGCCCACGCCGCCGAGGATCGACGTGTCGGTGGTGCCGAACTTCTTCAGCGCAGCCATCATGTGCAGAAAGTCGGCCGTGGTGCCCGGCAGGCGATCGCCCATTTTCACCGCGAGGGCGTTGATCTGCTCGAACGCCCCGGCCGCGCCGTTCTTGTCCGTCATCGCCACGCGCAGCCGCATCGAGGCGTCCTCCAGCGCCGAGAACGCCGAGACGCTCTTCATCAGCGCGCCGCCGGCGATCAAGCCGTCGACCAGACCGACGCGGCCCATCGCCCCGGCCTGGTCGGAGAGCTTCCGCAACTTGCCGCGCAAACCGTCCACGTGCTGGACGATGCGCCCCATGCCGCCCGACATCTGGTCGAAGAGTTTGATCGTGACGCCCAGCGCCATCATTGCCGTCGACATGCTATGCTAACCTCATGAACATGCTGATTTCCCTCTATCGCCTGATCGTCGCCTTGGCCGTGCCCGCCGGCGCCGCCTACGTCGGTCTCGCCGAGGACTGGGTTGCCGGCCTGGTGTTCTTCGGCGTCATGGCCGTCTTCGTGGGGCTGGTGACCGGCATGACCGAGACGCTGATCGGCCTGTTCAGGCCCCGGAGCCGTCCGACCGATTGAGCCGCACCGCCTGGCGGTGCCAGAAGAGCAGCTCATCGATGTCCATCGCCCAGAGTTCCGATGGCTGAAAGTGGAACGCCTGGGCGAGGTCACCCATCACGTCTTCCCAGTTCCGGGGAATCCCCCCAAAAAACCGCCCACCGCCTCCAGCACGCGCGGCACGTCATCGACGTCCAGGTTGTCCAGCGCGGCGGCCGGCAGGTTCGCCAGCCCGGCCGCGAAGTCCAGCATCATGGCGAAGGGAAACTCCATGCTCTTGAGCGGGCGGAAGTCCTTCGCCGTCGGCCGGCGCAACACCAGCTTCTCGATCTTCTCGCCGCCGAACTCGACGGGATGCGTCAGGGTAATTTCAGTAACGCGGCTCATGCTCAATTCTCCTCGCAGGAGATCGCGCCGAAGCGCACCTTGACCTCACCCTTGGAAAGTTCCAGGGCGCCCTTGCACCAGGCGTTGCGCAGCGAGTAAGTCTTGCCGGTGTCGGTCTCGAAGATCACGGTCTCATCGGTGATCTCCATGAAGGTCTTCAGGCTGAAGGCCGCGTTGTGCGCGATGGTGCACTCGACCTCGGGAGCCGTGATTTTCTCCGAGTAGCCGAGCACGCCGGCGTCGCCGAGCACGTCCTCGCGTTCGACGCCACCGAACTTCAGCGACGCCCCCTCCTTGCTGCGCAGCCGCTCGCCCTTGACGGTGATGTAGGCGCGGCCGGTGATCTGGTTGCTCATAACGATTCCCCCTTACAGGATGTACTGGACGGCCGCAGCGAACACGTCGAACTGATTGACGACGTTCGGCGGGATGACGGCATTGACGCGGTTTTCGTCCGCTTCCGAGCGCAGCACGATCAGATCGGTCTTGAACTGTTCCAGGTCTTCGAGCAGCCCGACGTAGGCCAGTTGCGCGGCCGCCGCGATCAGCGTGGCGCGGATCAGCTTCGGCGTGGCGATCTTCTGCCCCGGCGCGATGTATTGCAGCACGTCGTCGCCGGCCAGCTTGTGAGCCGGGTAGTCGCGCACCACGGCGAAGCGGAAGAAGTAACGCATGTAGTCGACCGTCCACTTGGTGTTGAGCTTGAGCAGGCTGCGATCCTCCATGCCGAAGGTGTTGGTCTGGTAGGTCGTGATGACCTGCTCGACCATCGCGCTGCCTGCGGGATCGAAGATGATGGTGCTGATGCCATCGTAGAGCAGCAGGTTGCGCTCGGCGTCGGTGAAACGGTCGGCCTCGGCCGGCGCCATCACGTCGGGCAGCGCAAGTCCCCGGAAGGGGATCGCCGGATCGTTGGCGCCGGAGCGCTCCACGGCGGCAGCGAACTGCGCGGCCACCACCCAGGGCAGTGTCGGGCAGCCCTTGAGGCCGGGGAATGAGGTGTGCGGGCTGTTGCGCGTGGCACCGTAGGCTGACAGCGCGGCGAAGGTTCCCGACTTGAAGCCGAAGCTGTGGCCGGTGCGCATGTCCAGTCCGCCCCAGCGGCTTTGCAGCTCGCTCTCCATCGCCGTGACATTGGCCACATCCGTCCAGGGCATCACCACGGTATAGAAAGCGCCGGTGCTCATGGCCGCGATCGCGGTCAGCACATCCGGGTTGCCGGTACCGCCGGACAGGGCCACGATGGTGGCCGTCATGCCCTTGGGCGTAAACTCGCCGGTGTAGTAGTTCAGGCGCACATCGATGCCGTTGCCTTCTGCGCCCTTGTGGCGCGAGGTAATCGTTACCACGCCCAGGGCGGCGGTGGCCGTCACGGCCAGATCGGGCAGCGCGGTAATCGCGGCGGCCACGGCGGTGGCGATCGCGGCAGCGGCCATCGAGGCGCTGATGCCGACGCGCACC